TGCCCGTAATAATACGAACATCATAGAAATAGCATGAACTACTTAACGCCGCCGATGAACCACTATCGAGGGCTAAGTTTATCATTCCATTTGTTGGGTCAGGACTGGTTGCGACGAATGTTGCCGCAGCGGTAGATGAGGTATAATCCGCTTTTACTTTACTTTGTATCGTATAACCCGTGAGGTCATATGGATTACCATTTGCCGATAAAAGCTTAAATTGTTGATTAAAACTCTCTCCACTTTGTATGGAGAGGTTGTAACGACCTGTAATCATATGTTCTCCTTCGGGTTGGCGTTCTGCTGCCGGTTAGATATAAATAGTTGATAAAATGTGAAACTTAGGCACAGGCATCAGCAAGATCCAAACATTTCCAGAATGGATTTGATCCAGCATTACAATCCCATACAAGATAATAAACACCACTACCACATGGATTTGATGGTGTGCCACTACCAGCAGGTCCAGTTGCCCCTGTTGCCCCTGTATCTCCGTTTGTTCCTGCATCACCTTTTGGACCTGTTGGTCCTGTTGGTCCAGTAGGACCTGTTGCTCCAGTATCACCATCTAATCCTATTGGTCCTTTTGGTCCTGCGGGGCCAGTAGGTCCAGTAGCACCAGTTGCTCCCGTAGCACCTGTTGCTCCACTATCACCATCACTACCTTTTGGTCCTGTTGGACCTGTTGGACCTGTAGCACCTGTATCACCCTCAAATCCTTTATCACCTTTAGGACCAGATGGGCCTGTTGGGCCGGTTGTGCCTTGCGGACCTGTTGGACCTGTAGAACCCTGCGGCCCTTTGTCTCCTTCGGGACCTGATGGACCTGTTGGTCCTGTTGCGCCTGTATCACCATCAAATCCTTTATCACCTTTTGGCCCTGTTGCTCCAGTTGGTCCTGTAGTGCCCTGCGGTCCAGTTGAGCCTGTAGGGCCTGATGGTCCCTTATCTCCTTCAGGACCTGTAGGGCCTGTAGGACCTGTTGCACCTGCTGGTGTAAGAGCCCAACTTGCTGTAATTGCGTTGTTTGCCCAACTTGCGGTACCAATAAATGATGTGCCAGTAGATTTACCAATAAATGAATCACTTGCGGTGACCGAACCAGTAACAATCAATCCATTTGGAAATACGATATATCCAGACATATTTGATGCACTTACTGAACTTTGTGCTCTTGATGAAGATACAGCATATGACGAACTTATTGAATTTTGTGATATAGAAGCTGATACTGCGTATGATGCAGATAAAGCATATGATGAGCTTATTGCTGTTCCACTACCACTTGCTAATACTTGCCAATCACCAGTTGTATTACCATATTTGACGAATAGCATTTGATTTGACCCACCATCTTTGCGCACAAAGAGTGAACCAGTAGGAGCATCTGTTCCAAATGGTAATCCCTCACCTACTAATATTGCGGTCCCAGTTATTGGGTCAATTACTGTTCGTTGTATAATCATTTTAGTTTGGCGCCTTTAATTGTGCATTAGACCAACTTACATTTGCACTATATGCACTTGTAGTATAACCAGAATTTGTTGCACGTATTCTTGCATATCCCGTATTTGTTCCAGGACCTTCTATTGGATAATATAAAGTATATTCACCACTTGCTGTTAAATTACCCAACAGATTACTACCAGAATATATTTCACCTTCAAATAATGTGCCTACTGGGTATGTTTGATTTGTGATAGCGAAATTTACTTGTTGTGGTCGGGATTGCCAACCAGTAAATGATGCGGTTGGTGCAACCAAAGTGCCACCGGCTGTGGTTGTTGTTAAAACAAAATCTGTTCTACTACTTTCTCCACTACCACTAATAGCACTATACTGCCAACTATAATTAGTTAGTGGAGTTAGACCAGAGTGAGTTATTGATTGCGTGGCACTTGCACCAACTGTGACCGCGGTATCACTACCAGATATTACACCATTTAAATATGTTCTAATGAATAAAGGTAGATTTGTTGCTGGCATCATTACTCTATTGACCACCGATGTATCACTAATACTTTGATTACTTTGCGATGCAAATGCGTTTGGTGGAACTGCAGCAGTTGATGTAGCTTGAAATAATCGTGTTTGCTCTACTCCTCTACGATTTAATACATCGTATGGAACAAATGTAGCTAAAATATAATTTGATGGTTTTGCAATAGGAATACGAATAGATGTTCTACCATCATTTCTATTTAATGGTGATTTAAAGAATGGTGTGCCAGTAAATTCTACACTGCTGACCGCTGGTGCAGAACCTGATGTTTCTTGAATGAATACTTCTGCGTATTGTGCAGTAGATATATTACTGAATGAATATGGAATGGTAACGTTATTACTAGAACTGACTGCTGTTCCTAATGTAATAGTTACACCACCAACGTCTGTTGCTTCTACTGGTCTTTCGGGAACATCAATACCTGCGGTCGATGTAATACGACCTGACCCTGTTGCTGTAAAGTTAATACGAGCTGTACCTGTTAGATAATTTGGACGACTAATCGTAAATGTTTTTGCTTCACTTGCGGATAAAATAAACTCACCTGATGGTGTAATAGAAGGTATATTGAGTGATGTGAATGCAAGATTAATATATGACCCAACCCCTGGTTCTTCATCAAACACTGCAACATTTACCACGATACTTGCACTATCAGTTGTGATTGGAGTGATTGTGGTGCGCAATGCAGGTTCTGCACCAGATCCTGTTACGATTGGGGTCAATTCTACTTTATCAATACCATTTCTAAAGCCAGACAACGTGCTCTCAAATACTACATAACTTTCACTAGAAGATAATGCACCTGCTGGTCTGTTAATAGTATATTTTGTTCCTACATTCGTGATTGACCCAACATTACCCGATGCAATAAGAGAAATTGCTGGTGTGCCGAATCCTAATACTGGTTGGTTGACTTCTGGATATACAATCCAACTAGTTGCATTACTTGCAGAAATAACCATCACTAATTGTAATGGTGTTTGATTTAAGAGCCATGGCTTACCACGCCAATCAATTTGTGGAATAGTTGTCGCAGAACCCGACACCTCAAAGATATATGAACTACTAACAAATCCAGGAGCAGTATGCTTTGCTCTGTAAAAATATACTTGTCTGGTAATAGGTTGATAATCTATGAAGTATGTGCCTGATGTATCCGTATTGTCTAATGTGCCTATCTCTGTCCATCCCGCAGGATTAGCCACGGATGCACTCATCGTGGTTCTTTCTATAACTGTTTTCGTATCAGCAGGAACATCAGGATCACGAAAGACAACAAGGACTATGCCTGTTTGCGATCTTGCTTTATCAATATTATCTTCATTAATAGGCATATATTATCTTGTGATATAGGTGATAAGTGCTGCGGGTGCGTCAAGTTGTGGTGTTGTGCCTGTTGCTGTAAAACTTGCGGTCAATAAAGGACTAAATCCTCTGTATGCGTCAATATAACGAACACCAACTGTATGTGCTGGATTGGTATTGAGGTCAAGACCAGTTAAATCAAATGCAGACGAGGAAGGTGGCAACTCAATAATAGTTGTTATTGGTTCTCCTTGTGGTGATGCAAGTTTGATTTCTATTGGAAATATACCATTTGTATTAACCCAATCTATCTCTGCTGACTTTGCGGTAATATTACTGACCACAAGATTTGTCGGTGCGGAGATATTAGCCAAGGTCACAGGTGATGCAACCACATATGGTGATGGTAGTTTTATATCTGCATTTGTTGGACTGGTGGTTCTTGCACGAATAAATGTGGTCTTACCTTCTGGTATGGTAGTAATACTAAATGATTGTGTGGTGGCGGTATTTCTTTTTGACGAAAAGAAAATCCAATTTACACTACTATTTGCTGGTACTGACGAACCACTTGGAACAACAACATAATCTATTTCTAATGTGCCTGGTTGCGGAATACTAACCTCAAAATCTATTTGATTACTGACCGATGATGAGACAATACCAAACGATGGTGATGGCATTACGCTATTCACACCACTATCTAATAAGTTAAACTCTATTTGTATTCCATCTACATTCTTTTGGACGATTTGATATATTCTTGTTCCACCACGAGTATGTAATGCTTGATTTGGTAGAACATCCACATCTACTAATACGAAATCACCAACCTTTAATGCATTTGTGGTAGCATTTCGTATGCAAGTCAATTGCACTAATGGATTGCCAAATTGATTTCTATCAAAATATTTTTTTAGATGACCAAAGGCACGACCCAAGCTATAATCGTTAACGTTTACATTTCCAGCCATACCACCAATACTAAATGAGTATTCATCATTATTTAATCCACGAATGCCATTAAAATCTATTTGTTCTATCTTTGATGATGGGTCAATATCACTTGTAGTAGAATAAATAATAGGAAATACTTGTTGTATCGTTGCGTTGGTTTCTCCTTCACTTTGTGCTGACGATAATGTATCTCTGGTATATGACTTAATGGTTTCTAGGTAGTAAGTTCCACCAACAGCCAATACTGGTTCATTTGTATTCCAACTTTGTTCGGTTCCAGCTATCACGCTTATATCGTTGAGTGTTGCAAGTCCTGCTGATGAGGTTGGAATATAAGTTGAGAATAAACGTAATACAGATTGTGGAACACCATTTACATTTTGTGGCTCAAATGTATAGCCAAGACCATATGGCTTACAGATATGCTTTTCTATAAACTCTCCTGCTTCCATCGGTTCTTCCATTCTATATACCATTTTTTCTAATGGTCGTATCGTTTCTAATGTTGTAATAGAACTACTATCAAATGGAATAGAAAGTTGTGGTGTGCTTCGTGGGAAATAACTACCTGATAAAATATCACGAAGAACTTGATATGGGGTTGCGTTGATAAATAAAGTTCCCTTTACTTGTTCATTACCAGGGGTAGAATAAATCCAAATAGCAGGTAAATCATTTGTAAAACTTTGTGCTGGCATACTACCGATACTGGTAAATCGTGGATCATTAGATGGTAATTCTACAATATGAATTTTCTTGATTTGCTGCACTGATTTATCACGATTTGCATTAGATGGTGTTTCCAACTTATCAACACCATAATAGTAAAATGGACCAGTTGATGAACCACTAAAAGTTATTCTTGCACGAAGTGGTTGTTGTCCCGCATACACATCAAACTGCACGCCTGCGTTTGTGTTAAACTTTTCACCGTATGACCAAAAGTTTCTTTCACTTTCTACATCATTACTAAATAATGTAAGCCATCTATCATATCGTAATTGTGTATTGGCGTTTGCAGCTACCTCACTCTTTTCTATAAAAAGTGGTGTAGTTTGTGGTAATGACGATTGACTATCAGGCATTTCCAACTTATCCATAATACCAAGTGGTAATACTGACTTATATACTGCACTGCCAACTGTTGCTTCGGTGGCAAATATCTTTTGTTTTAGGAGTTCGAGGTTGTCCCCGATTTCTATTGTATAGGTCAGCTTGGAAGATAAATCAAATTTATTTACTCGACCACAGAAATATAGGTTCCAGTTAGAACCACCATCAGTGCTTTCTTCTATAATAGCTTTCTTACCAACCAAACTTAACTTACCACTTGCATCACCAATAAAGGCAGATGCCCAGCGAGTGGCGTTATTACCTGCCTGGGTCTTTGCATCAAGGAGTTCTACACTATATGCACCGACAGATGAGCGACCCGATTTAATATCAAATTGTCCATTTTGACCGCGTGGAATACGCATATATGGGGCATATCCTGCTAAACTACCAGATGGAAGGGTTGTAATCTGGAATGGTTCGCTATGCGAAGCACCTGCTGCTGGTGTAAGAGAGGTGGAACTGGTTGTGAATGCCGTTCCATTTATTATTCTCAATCTATACGCTAAGGACATTATTAATACCCGTCGTAAGCTGTGCTACTATTTCGCATTACAATACGGATGGTTCGTGTGCCATCTGGTTCTAATGCGTGTGCTCCGTTGATTGGTTCTACTAAATAGGATAGGACATAAGATGCACTATCTTTGTTTGGATACCACCTAAACTGGTTTTTTTGTCTTGCATATTCTAAAAATGCACGACATCCTGTTGCTCCATCCCATCCTGTTCTGGTTGGATTGGTCAAGTTATCAGTTGGTATCCAACGAATATCACCTTCTAAAATATAATTGGTATTAATGACCCATGCATCTTCGGTTCCACTTTCTACTTGTAGGAACTGCGAACCATCAAATGCACTACTATATGATGCCCAGTTATCTAATGGGTAACCGATATTAAGTGTATTTGCAAAACTGGTTCCCCAAGTAATCTTTGGTATTCTGTATATTCCCATGTTATGCACCAGCCATGTTAAATTTTATTCTTCTATTTGATACAGTTTCCAATGCACCGATAAATGTTCTTTGTGTATCTGGATTGCTCATATCTAATAATGAGCCTCCTTGCACAATAATAGTAGTTGGTTGTGTAGAGAAGGTATTTCTACCTAATTGACTATTACTAAATCCACCACCACCAACACCACCTGCACCACTACTACCACCCATTGCACCACCAGCAACACCTGCCAACGATGCGGCGGCAAAGTTAAGTCCTGCTGCCTTAAAGAAATCTTTAGAACTCTTACCACCTATTGGACCAAGTGCTGCAGCCGCAAACCCAGAAGCTAAGTTAGATAAACCTTTTACAAGTTGTTCTCTTCCTAATATTTGTAAGCTTTGACCGATTGCTTGTTTTGCTGCTTGTCCAAATGCTTTTAATCCATCTTTACCAGCAGCCAATGCTGCACCCATTGCACTAAATGCATCTGCTAATGCATTAACACCAATCTGGACTGTATTAAACAATGCACCTTCCTGCACACTTTCCGCCGCCGTTTTTTCTAATTGTGCTAATCTATTTTGTGCTTCTAATATTGGTCCAGCCAATCCTTCTGCTTGTGCGATTGCAAGTTCTGCTCGTGCTGTTTCTAATGCTTGTTTAAGGCTTGCGGTAAATTCATTATTAATACCTTTTGCCTTCTCAAAGTTCATTATTAATAAATCAGTTTCTGCCTTACTATTTGCCAATGCGTTCTTTGCAGCTTGTTCTGCTAACTTTCCACTATCTTCTAATCTTTTCTTTTGCTCGTCTGCTATTTCTTTTTCACGCTTTGCAAGTTCTTCTGCTGCTTTTTGTTGTTTCTCATATTCTTGTGTAATTGCTCTTGCTACAATTTCTTCTGCTTGCTTTGCAACATTTAATTGATCTAATGGTGCATTAATATTGTTTAATATATCCGCATATTGATTAGATAATTCATTTAACCGAGCTTGTCGTTCTGCATTTAATCCATATCCAGAGTTCTGTAAGTCAAAGAGTTGTTTAAACTCATTAAACTCCGCTTGAAGTAGTTTTTGACGAGCCGATGCAGCATCGCTGGAGCTCTTTTCACCACGAGATTGTGCATCTTCTTGTATGGCGGCTTGTGCGGCAATTCTTGCAGTTTCTGCATCAGTAAAGGCCTTTTCTAATTTTTCTCTTTCTACTGCTGTTTGTCGTAATATCTCTAATCTTTTTTGTTGTGTTACTCTTTCTAATTCGGCTGGATCTATGATACGACCACCAGCCGCCCCAGAAAAATCTAACATAGCAAGTGCCGCTGTCTTTGCTTTTTGGTCTACTGTATCAAAATATTTTGTTAAAGCACTTAATGCACTTGCGGATGTGCTCTTTGCCGTTGTTTCAGTTGATTGCAACAACGCTATATTGTATGCCTCTACACCTTCTTTTAATCTAATGTATTCTAATCTTAAACTTTCTAATGATTTCTTTGACCCTGCTTGTGCTTCTTCTAAATCTTTTTGTATTTGTTTTTGTCTATTAAAAGCATAGATTATACCACCTACACCAGCAACAACACCTGCTCCAACAATTCCTCCTGGGACGAATTCCATTAGAGCATCACCAATACGAGCAATCGGTCCAGTAACACCAAACGCTGATATACCCATATCTTGGAATGCATTTTCTAATTTACGAATACCAACCGAAGAGTTGTTAGCCATACTCTTTAAGGTTGCTTCGGTTTGCTTAGATGCTTGTTCTACTTGTGTTGCGTCTAAAAATAAATCAAGCTGAATATCTTGTCCGGCCATGATTATATCCTATTATAGTTTTATACCATATGTTGCAAATGTTTGCAGCTGTCGTAATCTCTTTTTACTGGTTGGGTGGTCTGCTCCCATAGCCAAACCATTTCCTTCCATTACAACAAAGACATCACTTGCTTCTAATGCAGGTATTTGCTTTGATAAATAATAGAAATGCCAGTATCCTATTTCACCATCTTTAAATGTATTGTTGCCATAATGTTTTATAAACAACGCGATGTCGTAGTATAACTCTCTTTCTATTACTTTTTGATGAGAAGGTTTGACCCGCTTGTATGCTTCCTCAAACGGGTCATCTTCCTTTTCATCTGCTACTTCGTCTGCAACAAAAAAACATCAATTAATCTTGTTATGAATTCATTATCAGCATTTAATACATCTTCTACTGGTAATGATAATGCGACTGCTAATGCTTCTATTGCTGCAATATATGCATCTTCTTTTTGTTCTAATGTTAACCCATCAGCAAAACTCTTGCGTAATTCACGCTGAACTGATAAATGATTTTTAAAACTTAAAGGTTTAACCATATAAGTTGTGCCATTTAACTCGACCTTTACAGGTTCCGTTGCTTTAATAAATCTCTCTGCCGACATATAGACCTCTTATTAGTTGTATGTGATTGTAATATCGTTTGCCCCGTTTAATGACGAAGGCTTGATTGTGAGTTCACTTGTGGAAACTGCACCATCTTCTCCATTACTGATGCCGATGATTTGGCAAGTTGGTAATGAAATAGTCAACTTATTACCTGCAACTGAACCGATGGTGAATGATGTTGCAAATTGTGTTCCGTTTCTTTGGAGTTCGTAAATATCAAATGAACTACTTGCTGGTGTTTCGATTGTGGTTGCAAAACTCATATCACGACGACCACTTGCAAATCCAGCGTGTGCATCTGTTTGATTGATATTCACTCTTGGGTTAATTTCACGACCAAGAGTTAAAGTAAATCCACGAACAATTGCAGTTCCAAATGTTCCAAGAGCTAATGCAATGTTTTCTGTCTTTGGTGGAACTGTGGTGTTGTAGTTGATTGTTGCAACATTTGCATCAATAACTGAACCAGACATTAAGGCTGAAACATCAAATGTGTATTGTGCTGGACTTGCTCCATCACTTGCTAATGTAAAGGTTCCAATACCACCAACTGCGGTGTATTGTTCTTCACGAGCAAACAATCTTACAGCAACACTACTATCTGCTGTTCCAACTGCTTCTGGTTGATAGGTCCATGCTCCTGCTGCATACGATGCAGAGAAGCCACATGCTTGCAATAATGCATGCACATCTGGTGGAGTTGTTGCGGTTGAGGTGTATGCTGAACCACTACCACGTGCTTCCATTACAAGGTTGATTTCTGCAAATCGGCCTGTTGGTGAAACGAATGGTTGTGCTCCTGCGGTTGATGGTGAGTTTGGTCTTGCACCATCATTTACATAATTGATTGCCAAAGTTGGCAATTCACTAACTTGGACGGCATGTGTCGTTGTGTTAAAAGCACTTGCTGTTGCATATGTGCTTTCTTTTTGTGCGAGAACGCCGTAGCCAATAACTGACTTAAAACTCATTTTGTTCTCCTAACATTAAGGGTTTGTGTCTCTTACTCTAAAAGTAATCAAGAGAGATGAGAGTAAATTAACATCTTGCTCCTGAGTTATGGAACGGGGCGTTTGACGAATATTAGTCATTTGCATGACCTCTATATTGTTGTCCGTTCTCGCTGCGGAGTTCTCGTTTTTGCTCCACTGCCGTAAGCTTTGCATTACACAGGATAAAGTTTTATAACTTAAATCTGTGCCAGTATGCGTAGCTACTATTTTATTCCAATATGATACAGCCAAAGTAATTTCCACATCACGAATAGATGTTCTAACCTCTGGCATAATAAAATTTACATCATCTGCCAACGAAATCATCAATACAGGAAATGCTGATGGCTCCCCACCAGCGGTCATCCAGTAATCTGTGGTTTCTGCATATACACCATTAATCGTTGGTAGGCTACCACTATTAAGATATACATTTACACCATAGGTAGGATTTACTAATGCAGTTTTTAATAATCCAATTGTTTCACTAATCATTAGCAACTCCCTGGTGGATCACATTCATCATTAAATGCATTTATCTTCGTCATATAAATTTCTACCTCTTCACCGTCACCAGTCAAAAGAATATGACGAACTGCATATGATTGGTCCTCAATTTGTATAGTATTCTGTACATCTTTTGGTATTTTCGTGGCTACATTTCTTCTTACTGTAAGACGAAACATATTTTCTACTCTTTCTACACCACGATCATCTTGTAATAGTGTTGACTGCTGATCCAGTATCCCCTGAAAGTATATTGGGTCGCCGTCTATCGTTATGCGGCATTCTTGACCCGCCACTTGCATCATCCTGTCTAAGCCAAAGGTCCATAGGGTCATAATGTGTAATCTCGGATATTCTGGTTTGATAAAAAGAACCACTACTATAATTATCTTTCGTTATATCAACAATTGTATTTAACATACTTTTTACAATAAAAAAGGGGACGGGCGATGTGACGCCCGCCCCCAATTTTAATATTGTATTACTTGTCTATATTAGACAGTAACGTTTGCCCACTTCACGATTGACGCAGGTTGTCTTACGACTGTATCTGCGAACATTTCGAGATTGAGGATTGTTTGACCTGTTGCCAACTTGGTAAGGTCATCACGCTTGATTTCTACTGCACCGAATGTTGCTGCGGTTGCCTTACTGAAATCACCGAACAAGGAAACTGCCTTTCCAGCAGCTGGACGACTTAGGTATCCAGTACGGAATACACGGTTACCTGCTTGAACGATATCAAGGATACTCATGCCTGAACCAGCACCAAATGCTTGGGTTGAGAACATTTGTGAGTATACATCGTGGTCTACAACGAATACTGAGTTATCAACGTTTGCGTTGTTCTTAGCAACTTGTGCAATCATTGCACTTGCTGATGCTAATGCCATCGAACCAGAAAGGTTTAATGCGGTGATGTTAGAATCTTGTGAGATACCAGTCATACCAGTTCCGCCTGCACCTGAGAATGATTGACTATCGAAGATACGGACTGATTCCGCTAGAAGGTCATTATATAATTCACTTTCGAAATCATAGGTTCCGTTCAATTTACCGAGCAAGTTACTGAAGAGGTAACGTGCGCCGATACGCTTTGGACTCCAGTTCTTTAATCCTACTACTACTTCGCTGTCGCTGATTGAACCAGTTTCTGCAAATGTTGCAGCTACGGTTGGTGTTGAGTAGAATGGCATACTGGATACGTCATTTAATGAAACGATTTGACCACCGATACGTGAGAGTAATGCACCTTCACGAAGTGATTCTTCGAATGTTAAGAATACTTTACCAGTCAAGTTTGCACCTGTGTTGCCGTATGCTGTTCCATCGCGTGTTACGCGTGACTTAATCATAGGAACGTTGGTTGGAAGGTAAAGTGTTCCGTTACTGATTGCACGTCCTGCTGCACGTGCTTGGTCAACACCACGTTCTGCAAGTTCGCTGTTGTCGCCACGTAACCATGAAGTTACTGCGGTTGCGAATTCTGGTGTTTCGTTCTTTTTAACGTGAATTGCTGGTGCTGATACCTTGTCTGTGTTTGACTTGGTTTCGAGGATTTCTAATGCTACTGATTCTGCTGTACGACCTTCCTTAATCCAGGTTGCGAGGTCAGCAGTTCTTTCGTACTTAGCTGCTAATTCAGCTAAACGAACTGTGTTGTCGGCTCCGTTTGTAGAGCCAGGTTGATTGCTCATGTTGTCTCCTGTGTTTGAGCGTGATTTGGCTTTTGGAGCCGATTTCATAATAACCTTTTCTTCTTCGTCTGTTGCTTCACCTTCTGCGGTTTCCATGGATGCTGGCATATACATGCCTTCTTTATCCATTTCTTCCTTTGGCATTTCTTCAGCAGGCATTTCTTCATGCTCTGCTTTTTCTTCCATCATTACATCTTCGGCTACCTCTTCTAAGTCATCGGCTAAACTTTGGAGAAGAGTTAGTTTTTCTTCTTCACTCAAAGTATTCACCATTTCCATGACGGCGCCAAAATCGCGTTTCTTCATGTCTGGTTCCTCTGTTTGTGGTTGTTCGTCCATTCTACCTATCCCTGCTTTGATATAATCAGCAGGGGTAGTAACCACGCTGATTTCATATAAAGTCCAACGAGTTGCGATATATTGCGGAATATCGTTGATAGCTTCTGCTTCTCGCATCTCGTTGATTTCATAGCCAATAGAAATACTTTTTAATATACCATCTTTAATATCAGCTGATATTTGACGAGCTAATTCGCTATTCTTACTTAAACGAACCATTGCTCGTAGTTGGCCTGGAACTAACCAAACCTTTTCTACGATGCCAATATATTCGTCATTTTTATGATTGTATAAAAGAGGAACTGCCCCAGCTGCGACTCTTTCATAATCGACCGCTTCCTTTGTATGCAACAAGGTTTCATATCCAAACTGACGGCGATATGGAACATCACTTGATGCGGCAAGCTCAATCACCAAGCCTGCATCTGTTTCTTGCGGGTTGGTGATTTCTAATGTTCTGGTCGAGCGATTATTTAATAATTGCTTTATATCCATATTAAATATATAGTTTGCTATTTTCCAAAAGTTTAATCAGTCTGCTTCTTCTTCCGCGAGGTCTTGGGCTTGGGCTGCGGCGTATTCTTCGGCGTCATTTGCCGTTTGGACAATTCCTGCGGCTGCTGCGTTTGCTGTATCAACTGCTTTTGGGTCTCCTGGGACAATATTGACCCCATACTTTTCGATTTCGGCTTCTTCCATAGCAAGTTGCTTAATGTTGCTAATAAAGTCTGTGCCAAGTTCTGCACATACTTGCGTGCGTGTGTAAAGTCCATTATTAATACCCTCTATATACCCCTTCATATCTTTTGATGGGTCTATTGTTGAGTGGCGGGTGCCACGGAATGCAACCTCATAATAGTTTGCTGCATCCATCGAAGGAAGAACAACTCCACCATGTAACAATGCGTGTTCTATCCATTTCTTATAAACCTTCATATGAAAACATTTAATAAGCCATCTTTGGATTTGTTGGAAATGTTCTCTTTCTACGATAGAACTGAAACGAACATTTGCACTATTACCTTGGCTTGGGTCTGCGGTCAAGGTTGCATATGAGATAAACAATCCAGAAGCAATACTCTTTAAGTATGCATCAGTAGTTTGCTGGAATGCTTGACTTGGGAATTGTAGGTTTAATGCTTGTAGGTTCTTTCCGTGGTCCAGTTCTAATATTTGACTATATGCCAAGTTGATTTCTGGTTGACGATATTGTGGAACTACTGCATTGCTGACCGATACATCATCCACCCCAACTGGGTCAGGTTCGGTGTTCGTCATTACAAGGGGGGTGGTTGCTGCAATACTGCATGCTTGTAAATGTGCTTCCAAGTATTGGTTTAATCTTGATACTGTATTGAGGACTGCGGTGGTCCAAGGAAGGGAACGAACAGCACCAGGAATATCATTATCAAAAATATGTAATATTTCGTCTGCTGGTACGCGTTCTCTTACTCTTGGGATTTGTGTGATGTCGCTTGGAAGGCGGTTCCATACGTGATAGGCAATTGGGCGACCGCGGCGGTCAAACTCAATACCCATAATGATTATTCTATCACTTTCACCTTGCTGACCCAATACTGTGTTGTAATTAACATCTAATAAAGTTGGGTCAAGTATTTGTAAAGCAAATCCGTATTTGTTTACGTCCTTACCTGTGACCATACGAACTAATGCTTCACCATCGCGAGCAACTGTGCGGATGACCATCTGTTCTGCTTCTGCAAAGGTTAGGGTTGTATCGTATGTTGCTTCACGGCACCAATCCATCCATGCCTTTCGTATTGTGTTATTTACTCGTTCAGCTAACTTACCATTTGGTGCGGTCACAACTGGTTCTAACTTTAGTCCGTCTTGACCTACCACGAATACAGAGATGACTTCCATATAGCGTTGAAGGTATGGGTCAATCTTTACTAAATACCGAGAAAGGTCACGGGTGCGTTCTAAATGTAATAAGAGGTCTTGATTAGCCGAGGCAAATATACCACGATTAAATGCAAACTGAATTGCTGGTGCTGGAAGGCGGGCGTCTCCCAAGCGTGGGTGTGTTCTCTTCATTACAACTTTTTTCTTTTCCTCTTTCTTGTTTTGACCGAAAAGGAAATCACTAAGTCTATTAGCCATTATATTATCACCGCCGTTTGTTTGATGCCTGTTCTACCCAATCGGGCATTTACAAGTGCTCGTCTTTCACTATCCCAGAACCCTCTTTCTGATAGAAGGTCTTTGCGGTTCATCATACTGATAGAACGACCTGCGATAGAAATACTTTCTGCTGCTTCCCCTGCGGACAACTGGTTGAGTAGTGCCTTCTCAATCAACTCAATCATACGAGTGCAGAGATATTCCTTACTTGCTTGCACTGCGTAGTTGGTCTGCACATTTACAACACCCTTTTCTACTGTAAATGCCATGCTTGCACTATTCATACGAATGGCGAAATCATAGACACCAGCTTTTAGATATTGTCCTTGTGTTGCACTAATGGTATATAAGAAACCATCCTCGACATAGTTAGGGTCGGTAGATGGTGTAGAGATTGCCCCACTCACTGCAAGGTTTGTGGGTCCATTAAAGTATAAAACAGATGTGTAGTCGCTGGAAGGATAGTCCGTATAGTGTTGTGTAAAGCGGACTGTATCCCCTGCAATAAAATCTTTAATCATAGTATCCCCAAAGGTTCTTCACATAAATAGATGGTAAAAAGTCAAAAATCATCTAATATATACAAAAAACCCCTGTATTTCTACAGGGGTTGATTGTTTTTGTTTTTACATTTTTGCCATAAGGGCTGATAATTTTTCATCATTATTGTATGCCAACTTAAACATATCTCCCAATCCTAAATCACAAAAAATGTCTCCCAGCACACTACCTACATTATCATAATGAGGATGTATCATAGTTTCCTTAATATCATTTAATGGAAACCAACCACACAATACTTTACCTTGATGCATTGGTGATTTTACAAAGTCTCTTAAAGTTTTTTCAGCCACATCTTCTGTAATATTTTTTGTGATAAAAATTCCAATAGAATATGGAATGGGTGAATGCTCAGGTAATATTACTGTTCCCACAATAAATGCATTATTAATGTTGTAGTCAAGAATATACTGACCTGTTCCTTCACCAAACTCTTCTGCGGTGATAATAACAATTTTATCATTATCAGGTGCAAGCGGTTTCGGTAGTGGCATTTTAGTTCTCCTCGTCATCGGTGAATGTAATATTGCCATCCTCGTCAATCTCAATAATGCCTACATTCTCTGCGCACTCTACAATAGCTTCATCACTAATATTACTGAATAACTCGTGAATACGACCAGGTGTTTCTATGCTAAAAGTATTATTGCTGTGGTTGAGTAGCAAAAATCTCTCAGCACTTTCTACCCAAATGATTTCTTTATTGTCTGCATCAAAACAAGCTGCTGATATTGTATCTTCTCTAAGCATGTCGCTAATCTTTTCTACGATTATCTCTGCGTCATTCCAGTGCAACTTTTGCATAGAACCCTCGTTCTTATTGTTTTGTGTTGCGGAACCTTGTGTCCCGAACACATATGTAATATATCACCTTGTATAGAAAAAGTCAATACCCTAACATTAGGTTTTTGTTAGGGTATTGTAATATAAAGTATTTACTATTAAATGGTATTTATCTACGGAATATGCTAAATCCCGTATTCTTGGATTGATGTAATCGTATGCCTGGCTTGTATTGTTGGACTTGTTCTTGCGGTTTGACCTCACCTTCAGGGGTCATTACATCCAGTTCTGGTTGTAGTAGGGACACTTTCTTTGCTAAATCATCCAGTTTTTGGAATACATCTGGACCTAATGCAAGCAAAGCAGCGTAAGCATAGACAAAACAATCCAATGCTTCCACTCTATCTCGTGTAGCTTTCCAACTACCAATACGCCGTGGTCCCTTAAACTCATATACTTTCTTTTCACCTGTGAGTTGATAAAGAGTTTCTTTATCCAAATATCGTTCCTGCTCTATACGCTTGGGATATGCTACAGGTAAATGTAGGTAGTTTTCCCCTGGGTCCATATTGTTTAGTATCATAGCTAAATGGTCTTTTGCAGGATTGACCCCAACTCTAAAATACAACTGCCCACTTTCTTTATAGAACTTTGCTTGTCGTTCTAATATACCACTTGTATAGTTTGCATCACCTTTGACTGCAATAATAGTTCTATTAGCATGGTCTATTTGTTTTAAGTCCCGAACATATCGTGCAACTCTATTGGCATTATAACCCGAGTCGATTGCAATAGAACGAATACCAATCTTTGCTCCATTTGCTGTCGTGTATCTTTCGTTTAATAAAAAGTTTGTTAGGTCCTGAAACACGATGTTCTTGTTGGTGTCTCCTTCAAACAAACGGAAATCAATCATATAGATTTCATCACTCTTACCATACCCATACACATATGCTTCGATACGATTAGCCTGGATGTCTACTCCGCAGGTCAAGACACCAACACCATTACATATTTCTGTTTTGGTTGGCACCTCAGCGTTGTATATCTCTAATCGTTCCCCAAGTTTGTTTGCGGGAATATAATCTTCTATCAACTGGAATGTCTTACCTAATCTACTATTGTAAAACACTTGTAGCTTATGTCTATTCTTTTTGATTGCTTGCCATTCTACTACCAGTTCTTTCCAAGTCATATTGACCGAGTATAAAGCATTTAGGAAGAACCCTGCAACCTTACTATCTACATTTGTCTTTATCCATTCACCTTGTAAGAGCATCTGGTATTTCTCTTCTTCTTTTATACCATACTCACATGCACGACAGATATAGATTGGTTCTTCGGGATTTGCTTTATAGTTTATTCTATCCCATTCTAATGTTTGCTTATGACCGCAAGAAGGACAAGGTAAATAGAAATAGCGTTGGTCGCTTTCCTTAAATCTACTTTCTATCTGGGATAAATCTGTAATGGTTGGAGTAGAACTATACACCCGCTTTGCTTTGTGTTGGAATGTCGTTGTGCGGATAGTAGCCAAGTCAATAACATCACCATCTTTACCAGCACTCTCGGGATAGCGGTCAATCTCATCAGCAAACAACACACGAATAGTTTTACCATGCAGACCCGAACTATTCTGTGCGCCAACCATCGTTAGCGTTCCCCCCATATATCGTTTTGATAAAAGGTTATTGCCTCCGTCACGAGTCCATTTGTCTTTAATCAAATCACGAAGTTCAGGACTATCTCGTAATACTGGTTCTACATCATTACTACTAAACTGCTTGGCAATCGTTTCTGTAGGTAATAACCACAAGATAGGTGATGGTGATTGATGCATATAATACCCTGTTGCTGCCAACATGCTGACTGTCTTACCAACACGAGCAGATGTCATCAATACTACATCCTTGTGTTCGTTGTCGCAGATAGTATCAAGGATTTCTTTTTGCCATGGCATACGCTCATAGCTGTATTTGCCTGGTTCAGCACTATTCTCAGGGGGTAGATAAAAGTATTTGTTAGCCCATTCACTCCCTGTAAGTTTAGGAGTGGGCTTAAGGATTTGCTTGGTCAATGCATTGATGCGTTGTTTAAATGCTGTGACTGCATCCATACTATCTTCTGGTATATATTCTTCTGGTATAATCGTATTAAGCATCTTGCTCGTCTATCTCTTCTTCATCATCGGTTGCATCAGTATCTATCACCTCATCGTCTAACTCAAAGTCCTGTAGTGTCGAGAGTTGCTCAAAAAGATTATCTAATAGTTTAGACAACATCTGCTGTGATTGTTCTTGATTCTTAATACCCACCATATAGGGTGCCCAACTACTATCGATTGCCGTTAAGACATTTCGTATTTGCGATAATCGTGCCGACATCAACTTCTCTGCTTGTTCGACTTGCATAGTAATACCCATCTCGCGTAGGGCAGCGTGTTTCTGTCTTTGAGTTTTCCAATAGTTTAAACTTTCTGCTGACCCTTCGGGGTTGGTCGCATTCTTCTTGATAAGATGTTCTACGGATATTTCGATGAACCGCTGGACACAATCAGTTAAATTATATTTACCACGACTAACTGTTGGGAATACTCCCTGTTGTTGGAAGGCATTTACTTTGGTGGGACTAATACCCAATGCTTCTGCTAATTCTTTTCTATTTACAATCATTATTCATATTCTGTTTAAGGTAATCACATGCATAGTTCTTGCACACATCTGGTCGTATATTGTAGATAGTGCAGATATGAAAATCATTATTGTAAAACACACATGGCTTTCGTGGATGTGATGTATCTACTCGTAGGGCTGGATAGCCTGTTGGTCTTTGCCACGACTCTTTATCAGGGAACATTTGCTTTCCTTCTTCATAATCAATAAACACTTCTTCATACTTGACCTGTGACCCCATGCGGGTTGATAATCTATCAAGGAAGGCATCGGTATCTTTGTGGGGTCCAATAATAAAATCTCTATCTTCTATGGTGCAACATCCCCCATGATACCCACTATATCCAAAACACTTATGGCTGCATACTTGGCAAGGTGTGGTCATATTATCGCAACCTCAACCAAATAAAATAACAATCAGTATTCTCAAATACTGCTGTTTGTCCTGTGGCTCCCAGTGCTTTATCCAATCGTTCTTTAGTCAATGCTTGGGGATGACCTGGGTATGCTGGTAGATTAATCCACTCAAACATGCGAATAACAGGGGCAACATTACGAGCTAACCCAATAATTTGTTCGGGGTTTGTGGTATGCTGTAAAACATTATATATCCATACTTCGTCAAAACTATTATCAGGTTCGTTTATTAATTCGCCATACTGGATTTCCCATTCTATGCCGGCCGCATCATAGCGATTATATACCCAGGTTGGATATTGTAATGGGTCTATAACTTTCTTTCGTTTTAACCCTGTTGTCTTTAGGAGTAGAGAGGTTGGCCCTCCTCCTATGTCTAATATACTTTTATTATTTAGGCCTGTAATGGTGCTGTATGCTCCTGAACTATCTACGGATAATCCCATATAGTGAGCATAATGTAATTGTTTTTCTTCTTCCTTAAAAGTATTTTGGCAGTTCCCCCAAAAACTTTCTTCATAATCAAATTCTTGTTTTATCATATTATCTTTGCCATTTGTTAATAACCATTTTATTTAGGGAATTCCCTTTCTCCTTTTCCACATACTATGGGGCGACATAAATATTCCAGGATTTTTGATTTTTATGTAGTGAGGATACGGGGTTTTGGAGTAATC